AAATAGTTCTACCATTTGGAAATGTAACTTGTACATCACGTCCAATAGTATTTATAACCAACCCCGACATTCCAGCAAATTTCTTTTTATCCAACACATATTTTGGTTTATCAATAACTCTAACCATATCACCTTTGTTGAACTTAGCCTCACCTATCATTTGTTCTCTAATAGTCTGTCTAGCCATTTCACGGATTTTCTGTTCTACTTTTTTTGGTAGTCCTTCGTGGTCGGTGCCTGCGAAGTCTTCAATTTCTTTTTCAGTCATAGTGTCTACGATTTTTAATATTTCTTTACTAGCTTCACTACGAGGAGTATCACCACGTTTTACTGATAATGCTAGTCCAAAAAGTTTTTGTTGTTGTTGAGATTGAGCAGGCATTTTTTAGTATCCTCGTTTCAATAAGTATACATTCCCCCCACCGATAGATGAAACCTTTTCTAATGATAATTCGTGTACCACACCTGCGTCCAAGTCAGCCAATTCAACAGTCCCACCATTAGATAAATGTAAACTACCACTTGCACCTGTTCCTCTAATAACAGCAGAGTGTCCGTAGTTAGAACCTGTTAATACTAACTCACCCGATGTTACGGTAGTTGAAGTAGCAAACTTGCCGGGGTGTCCTAATTTGTTATACTGTTCAAACGCCATATTCTTGCCCTAATTCCATTATAATTTTTGAGATAATATCTTCTGTTTTACAATAAATATCACATACCGTTGGATTTACTCCCTCTGATATTGGTGATAAAAACGCACCGTGGGTAGATGGATTACTTACAAAGTCAAACGCGATTAAATTAAAGTCTTCCTGAACCTCTAATCCATTAGGTGAATCTTGCACTGAACCCATACCACGAGATGAAATACCTAATCTAATACCACTTTTAAAAAGTTCTTTTAGAATATTACCTGATGGTGTGGGTAATACTTCTACTTTACCCACTACATCATCACCATTCCAACCAATCTCTACAACATTGTGAGATACATTCTGTAAGTTTACAACAGAACTATCAGGGTGGTCTAATTCACCAAGTGCACGTCTCTCTTGTATAAGTCGTTCGTATTGTTTTACTTCACGTTCTAAAATATGTTTTGGATACACTCTACCATTTTGATTCTTAGCACCAGCTCTTTGTAACACACCACTAACTAACAACTTACCGTTGTCTTCGTGTAATCGTGCTTCAAATAAATTGGTTTCTATTAATAAGTTGTTCATACCCAAACACCTCTCTTTTTGAATAAATCAAACAATACGTTTGCTATTTCTTGTCTAATAAGTTTTCTAATTTCTCTCAAGTCAGATTGTTCTAACTCTTCATTAACGAACTGTTCAATATGTTCTATGATAAGTTTTTCGTTCATATTGATAATCTATTTAACTTTTCGTTAATTCTGTTTATTCTTGTTCTGATTTCTCTTAACTGTTTATTAGTACGTTTGTGATATTTGTCTCTACCTATACCACTTTCTTTTCGGATTCTACCATACCAATTTAAGTATTTTTCAATCTCTTGTAATTGTTTATTGACGTTAGATACACCGTCTGCAATTTTACGTGGTGGGGTTCTATTGACATCTCGTTTAAGGTCTAACCATCGGTTTTCTACGATAGTATATCCTTGGTTTTTAAGATACTTCTTTTTCTTATCATCATCACTATCACCCGAAAATGCAAAAGGAGTGTTATATCCAGCTACACTAGCGGTAGTAGTAGCTTCGTTCATATTACGAACTTTTCTTAATACCTCTTTTACAATTGTACGAACAATTTTACTCATTCACTTTCTCCAATTCATCTACCAAATCATAGAAATGTAACATTGCTTTAAATTGTTCGTTTTTTACAACGTTACCTTTTTTAACTTTATCTATCATTTTGATAGTTTCGTTTAATTTAATTTTAGTTACATCAGATGTTGTTTTATCTATCTGTGCCTCAAGTGTTTCTTTGATTACATCTACTTCTTTATTCATATAATCACGTAAAGAATTAGTGTTGGAAACATTATTAATAAACTCTCTTAATAAAGACTTTTGTCGTTTACTTAATGGTGAATACTTTTTATTAAATTTTTCAATCATTAGTTTATATGCTAATAATCGTACTTCTTTATCCTCTTTTAAGTATCGGTCTGAAACGTTGGGTGTACTTATCCTTGTTTCACTTTCTTTTAACATAAAGTCCATCAACGTATTCTTACAATCATCGTAATATGTAATGTTACTTTCGTTTAAGTTTTCGTTTTCAAACAAAATGTAGATTGAACCTAATACTTTGTACTCATTTAATTGAGTTGAAAACATACCATCAAGGTCGTAATGTTTTTTTATTTCTTTTACCAAGTTATACTTTTCATTCTTTAACTTACTAGTATTAAGTTTCTCGTGTAACTTAATTACTTTTTCTATAAAATCGTTAACACGTACTTCACTTACAAACTTTTTCTTCATAATAGCATCATACAATGCGTATTCTTTGTATAACTCAGTACGTTTATTGAAATACGTCTTAATCAGCGATAGGGCTTTACTTTCAGTCACACCCTCCATAGTATCCACAGTTACTTGTCTAGTTAAAATCTCAAACAAAAAACCTGTGTTTTTATATTTGGAGTGTTTAATTTTTTTCATATTGTACAATTTTATTATAAATATAAATATAAGTATTATTCATTATCTTTTAATATATTATCTTCTGCCAACATAGTTTTGACAGGTTCCACTCTTGGTATTTCTTTTTTGAGTGTATCTAATATACTTTCGTTTCTACTACGTTCTTTTCTACCAATTGGGTCACGTCCCATTACATAATCATCTTTTTCATAGCGTGATGTATCTTTCGGCCGGCCACCTTGTTTACCGTAGTTTTCAAAATCTTTAGAAGTATAGTAACCTTTATTATCGTTTGGTTCACTATACTCATCGGATGGGTCTTCGTCCGANGCGTTCAACATTCCGTCTAATTCACCAAACTCATCGTCACCCTCTTCTCCACCTTCCTCTTCACTACTTTCTTCTTCACTACTTTCTTCTTCAGGGTCTCTACCCTCCATCTCAATGGTATTAAATCTAAAGGCTTGTTTCATATCATCAACCAACCGTTCACGTTCTTCTTCCATATCATCTTCAGTCATATCAAAGATATTTTCATAAATCCAATCCTGTGATAATATCTTTTCTGATTTTATATCACGAACCAAACTTAATTTAGATGAAAGTAATTCCATCTGTTCTCGTGTGTATATAGTAGATGGATTATTTAGTTTAATACTAAAGTCAACCAATTGTTCGTCTTTGAACCCCTGTGAATATAAATGAACAATAGCAATCTTAGTCAACTCACTTTCCACAATACGTTGAATTCGTTCTATGGTTCTTGCGAATCTAATGTCTTCTTGTGCTAACGTAGCTTTACCATTTAACCCCTCTTCGTATCCTAAATACGCTTTGGGGATTTTAAGAGCAGCTAACATTTTATTTTTTAAATACTCAATATCCTCTGTACCGTCGTATGATAATCCACTTAATTCATTTATTTCCGTACTGTTATTCTGACCACGGACAGGTAAGTAAAAGTCCTCAGTCATATTTTGAATGTTATACTTTAAATTATAGTCACCTGTGGTTCTATCTATATGTGGTTCTTTTTTCATTTTATTGATAACCTGTTCCATATAATTCTCAACCTCATTAGGTGGAATGTTACCAATGTCAATCTTAAACACTCGTTTAGATGGAGCCCTCATTATACGGTGAATCAACATAGCATCTTCCATCAACTGTAATTGTTTATGGATTCGTCTACCATTTTCAACCATTGATTTACCATAAGGGATAAAGTTACTATCACTTAATAAACGAAAATGAGCCATCTCATAACTTTCATACTCTACGTTTTTTTCCAACGTATTAGAAAACTTCACATAGTGTGGGTTGTCAGGGTCGGTATCTTCTAGTCTTTCTATCTCGTGGACTGATAATGGTTTTACATTAACAATACCATATTGTTCACTTATATCAAGGTGTAAAAAGAAATCACCATATTTTGCTAAGTTTCTAACCCACGGCCACAAGTTAAAGTCTAAGTTCATAATATCATAGTATAAATTTTCTAATATATCTTTGATATTATCATCACTTGAATAAATCTTTAATAAGTTCCCACTCTCATCACGAGTAGTTGATTCGTCAGCATAGATATCAAGTGCAGAAGCAATAATAGGGTCACTATCCATTATATCATAATCACGATAGAGTTGTTCCCTCATAGCAGAATACCCTGTGATTTGGTCACGGGAGTTTGCAGTTAATGAACTTCTATGAATTCGTCTAAACTTATCTTTTAAATATTCTTGATTAAAGGCTTGAAGTTTGGATGTATCACGAACTTTTAGACCTGACCCTTTTGGATTCTTTCTAACAATAACGTTCGTAGAAAACAAACGTTGTAATCCTGCTCTTAAACTATTATCTGCCATATTCTGTTATTTTAATTTTTAATGGTGTATCACCTTTAATTACTCTATGGTATTGTTCTTTTGTTATTTCTATCGTATCCCCTTTAGTCATTGGGAATGGTAGTCCATTTTCAAACTGAAACATCCACCCCTTACCATCTAAAATCTCAACTTTACGATTTCGTTTATCACGATGCCATACCAATTCTTGTTCATCAAGTGTGGTATCAAATGTACGTATTCTAACATCATCGGTTAGTTGATTATCTATGTATGGGTCTACCAATATCTACCCCCACCACTTAGTCCAAGTTGTTTGGCATAGCGAGGAAGTGCACAACTCCAATACCCAGCACTTGTCTTATCCTTTTTCTGAGGACAGTTATGTCGGTCACTAAATGCTTTTCTAGCCGTTGGGTCTTTTAACTTTACCGATAGTTTACCACCACCACCCTTGGCACCAAAACTAACTTTTCTTATATTCTTTGATTTGGGGTCTCGTACATACACATAGAACTTTTTACTCCCACCACGTTTAGGTTGGTTCAAGTCTACGTCTTTACCTTGGTATTCTGCTTCTTGCATTGGCATTGGAAAATCTAGTAATACTTTTTGTCCTTCATAGACTCCAATTTTACCTACATCGTTTTTTAAGAAAAACTCTTCTAACTCATCAATTGGTTTTAGTGTTCCTTCGTTGTATAGTTTTCTAGCTTCGTTGTATAACTTAAAATAATTTGTACTCCCAAAACGATATACGTTTTCATCAAGTGGGATATTATTCTGTTTGTGATATTCTAAACCTTCAGTTAGTTGTATATTCTCTTTTATAATCATAGTCAAATATAATGTTATTTCTGTACTATTCCAAATACTTGTCTAATATATAAATATATCTTACTAATTAAATAACCAACGAATATCTATCTCTTCACCATTGACCACTTGTTTATATGGGTCACCCCCTGAAATGTTATTAGATGAGTATACGGGTGTTGAAGATTTCTTCATATAGTTTAGGGATTGTTTAGTCAATTCAATCCCCTCTTGTCGTAACCTTAGTGCGGTGTCACGAACCCAAAGAGCAATGGCGTAACTTATTACCAAGTCATCATTATACCCTCTCATAGCCTCTGCACGCTGACCTAACCAAATAAATGTAAATAGTTCATCTATTAATCGGTCATCAACAATCTCTACCTCTTTCTTTCTAACGTATTCATCTAATTTAGAAATCAACATAGGTCGTGTTTTAGACGATGTTGTAAAACCTGGCTTTGTAGGGTTATCATAGTTAGGATGTTTTTTATTTACGTGACTGTAATGTACATCTACTACTTGCATATCTGCCGATGAATAAAAAATATTTGGATAGTCTAAGTCAATCAACTCTTGTAACACAGCCCATCCAATGTTTGCGTTCTCCACTACCATCAGAGCATTGTTGTATTCTCTACCAATGGAGTTAAGTATTCTACCATATTCTTTTGTTTCTACTTTACCTTTGTATGAACCAACTTGTCTCATACTTTCTACTTCCATTATGTGAAAGGCGGATAATCCTGTCCATCACCTCTTGCAACGTCAGCCGTAATTAAATAGTCTAATGAGTAATCAGGATATTCCCATAACCACAGATTACCATCCCTACCTCGTTTTTCAATGGGTTCTTTCACTTGATTGTCTCTATACCATTTTAGTATTTCACCCTCAATTACCGTTTGACCCGATGATATAAAGTCACAGTCACATTCTTGAGCGGCTAGTTTTCCACCAAGGATTTTGTCTTGTTCATCTCTCCATTCTTGCCCACGGTCAGGGTGTAAACTCCAATGTAAGTTAATTGGATTAAAGTTATTATCACCTTCTTTAGAACCCACCCACGTTCGGTGAAACCAATTACCCATACCATTGGGAGTAGAAAGTGCAATACACTTACCCCCCGTTGCAAGAGTTTGTTGAGAAGCACCCCATATAGTATCAATGTGTTCTATGAAAGCCGCCTCATCTAATATCAAAAGAGAAAGAGATTCCGAACGACCAGCATCAGGTGAACTTGAAATAGCTTTAATCTCCGAACCATTACCGAACTTTAACGATAATCGGTTATCTTCAAGTGTTTTGTTTTGTAACCACTTGGGTAAGTTTTCGTGTGCGTATCTTACTTTACTTACTAAGTTTTTAGCTACGTCTTGTTTTGTAGCAATTACTAATACCTTTTTGTTTTTCTGAAATAACATCATCCACAGTGCGTATCCTGCCGTCAAGGTAGATATACCCATCTGTCTAGCTTTTAAGATAATGTTATAGTCATTGTCTATAAGTTCTTTGAACGCAAGTTCTTGGAATCGGTATAAGTCAAACTTGATACTACCTTTGGTTGGGTGAGCAATCGTCATATACTTTCTAAAGAAATACACAGGGTCTTGTGCGCAC